ACGCAAAGTTTGATAAAAGCCACCGAGACAAGCTAAAATCCGAGCAGAAGGCGAACAGATAAGCAGAAATGCCCTGTTCATGTTTAATCCTGAGAACCAAAAGATGGCAGGAAAAGGAACTTCGACATGTTGATTGATAAAGAACCAGAGATGCCTAGTGAGTTGGAGGCAGAAGAAGCGAAACTACCTGAACTAGCAGCGCCCCAAGTCCCAGAATTGCCAGACCGCTATCGCGGAAAGTCGATTGAGGACATTGTAAAGATGCACCAAGAGGCCGAAAAAGTCATTGGGCGCCAGGCGCAAGAAGTCGGGGAAGTGCGGAAACTGGCCGATGAGCTCATCAAGCAGAATCTCTCGTCAAAACCTCAACCTGTTGAGAAGGCAGAGCCTGAAGTAGACTTTTTTGAAGACCCTCAAAAGGCGATTCAAAAGACCGTTGAGACACATCCTGACGTACTTGCTGCCAAACAGGCAGGTATTGAGTTCAAACGGATGCAAACTCAGCAACGCTTGGCGCAAGAGCACCCAGATTTCATGGAAATCGGGGCAGATAAGGACTTTGAGACATGGATTAAGTCGTCTCAGGTTCGTCTGGAGCTCTACGCACGGGCGGATGCCGGGTTTGATTTCGATGCGGCCAATGAATTGCTGACAACCTACAAGCAGATACGCGGTATCAAGCAAAAGCAGGCGGATCAATCCGGTAAGGAAGCCCGCCAGCAGACCTTGAAAGCCGCGCAGGTGGATGTAGGGGGTACCGGAGAGAGTTCAAAACGTGTCTATCGCAGGGCTGACCTAATTCGGCTGAAAATGACCGACCCGGCTAGATACGATGCGCTGTCCGATGAAATTATGGCGGCCTATGCAGAAGGACGGGTCAAGTAAATTTTACTTTTGACTTTAGGAGTTAGACATGGCAACCGCATTTTCCCCAGCAAATAGTGTAACAACCACAACAGCAGCAACCTTCATCCCCGAGATTTGGAGTGATGAGATTGTTGCGGCCTACAAAAAGAACCTGGTTCTGGCCAATGTTGTTATGAAGATGAACTTTAAGGGTAAGAAAGGTGACACCGTTCACGTTCCTGCCCCAACCCGTGGCTCGGCTTCGGCAAAAGTAGCCACCAATGCAGTCACGCTGATCGCTGCGACAGAATCTGAAGTTCAGATCCTGATCAACAAGCACTACGAGTACAGCCGCCTGATCGAAGATATTGTCGAAGCTCAGGCATTGAACTCGCTGCGTCAGTTCTACACCAACGATGCCGGCTATGCACTGGCCAAGCAAGTTGATACTGATCTGGTACAACTTGGCCGCGCGTTCAACGGCGCCACCATTGGCACTGATGACTACGCAACTTCGGCGTCCAGCACCAAAGCTTATATCGGCTCGGACGGCACCACTGCGTATAACAGCGCGACCTCGAACGCTGCTGCCCTGACCGATGCTGCAATCCGTCGCACCATCCAGCGTCTGGATGACAACGACACCCCAATGGACGGTCGTTTCTTCATCATCCCACCATCCAGCCGCAACACGCTGATGGGTCTGGCTCGCTACACCGAGCAGGCATTCGTGGGTGATGGCAACGCCATCCGTAACGGCGAAATCGGCAACCTGTACGGTATCCCCGTGTTCGTGACTTCCAATGCTGATACTGGCGCTGGTAACTCGGGCGCTGACCGTATCTGCCTGATGGGCCACAAGGAGTCGATGGTTCTGGTTGAGCAGATGGGCGTGCGTTCGCAGACCCAGTACAAGCAGGAATACCTGGGCACGCTGTTCACGTCCGACATGCTGTATGGCGTTAAAGCCATGCGTACTGCCGCGACTACGGGCGCTGCAACCTCGTCCTCGGCTTTTGCTCTGGCTGTTCCAGCCTAATTAAACTCCCCGGCTTCGGCCGGGGATTTTTAACCTAATTAGGAGAACATCATGGCAAATGCAACTTCCGTCGTGGTTCGCGCTGGTAATGACCAGTTTCGCGGGCTTTATTCCAACACCTGGCTAGTCAAGGCCACACTTAACGCCGACAGTTTGGCTGATGGCGCGGGGGATACTGACACCGTGGCTGTCCCCGGCGTAGCACTGGGCGACATGGTGCTGTCAGCCTCGCTGGCCGTTGATGTGGCTGGTCTGATCGTGACCGGTTATGTCAGCGCAGCGGATACCGTCAGCATTCGGTTCCAAAACGAAACCGGCGGCACGGTGGACTTGGCATCGTCCACACTGCGTCTGGTTGTAGCACGCTCACTGGCGTAAAAACTGGGGGCCCCCGCCCCCAGTTTGCCTTCTGGAGATTTTATGGCGACATTCAAATGTTTGGTCAGTGGCCAAACGGTTACGTTCGTTCATCAGCACGATATCGACAGCATGAAAGGCCATCAGGGCTATGTGCGGGTTGATGAACCTGAAGAACCTGCGGACGGAGTGTCATCTTCGGTCATCTTAACGCCGCCAGTCAAACGAATGGGGCGTCCAAGGAAGTTAGAAAATGTCGGAAATTGACCCACGCGAGTTTGGAAAGCTCGAAGCCCAGGTGGAGGCACTCCAAATGGAGGTGCACGCCTTGCGCGAAGACGTTAAGAAACTGCTGGAGATGGCCAATAAATCCAAAGGCGGTTTTTGGGTAGGCATGGCGATCGTGTCGGCCATTAGTGGTGCGGCGGCGTTCATTATGGATCGGGTATTTTTCAGATGAAAACTGGCTTGTTGTCCGGCAAACAATGCCCTGTGGCAACGCAGGATGTGTCTGTCAATCTGAAGAACCGCAACCATGCGTTCAAAGAGTATGGTTATGGGCCACCTAATCCGAATGAGGCAAACACGGCTTTTTGGATGAAAAAAGCCACCATGTATAACGCCCCCACAGCCACAGTAAAAGGCATGCGGTGCGGTAATTGCGCGGCTTTTATCCAGACGCCAGCTATGATGCAGTGCATCATTGGGGGTCTGGAAAAAGACGAAGGCAAGAATGAGTTGTCTTACGATGAGCAGTTTGTAGCCGCCGCCGATCTTGGCTACTGCGATTTGTTCCAGTTTACTTGCGCGTCGAATCGTACTTGCGACGCGTGGAAATCAGGCGGTCCTATCACCAAGGAGTGATCATGAAGATGAGTAAAGGCCAAAAGAAAGTCGGTAAAGTCATGCACGAATACAAGGCAGGTTCCTTGCATTCCGGCAAAGGCGGTCCTGTCGTCACGTCTAAAAAGCAGGCAATCGCCATTGCGTTGTCTGAGGCTGGCATGGCCAAGAAAAAGGCCAAGAAATGAAAAAGCCAATCTGGGAGCAGAAGCGGCCTGAAAAGTTAGGCCCGTCCAAACCCTTGGCGCCTGCCAAAAAGGCAGCGGCAAAACGGATGGCAAAGGCCGCCGGACGGCCCTACCCCAATATGGTCGATAACTTGAGGGCAGCGAGGAAGAAATGAAAACTCCAGCTTGGCAAAGAAAGGCCGGTCAAAATGCAAAGGGCGGCTTGAATGCCAAAGGCCGGGAGTCTTATAATGCAGCAACTGGGGGCAACCTCAAACCGCCGGTAAAATCTGGCGACAACCCGCGACGAGCTTCTTTTCTCGCCAGGATGGGCAATATGCCCGGCCCCGAGCGTAAAGACGGTCAGCCTACTCGGCTCTTGCTGTCTTTAAATGCTTGGGGTGCGTCATCCAAGGCAGATGCAAAGGCAAAAGCTAAAGCTATATCCGCAAGGAATAAGGCGAAAAGCAAATGACCTACTTGGAACTCGTCAATGATGTCTTGGCCCGCCTGCGAGAGACGCAGGTGACGACGGTCGGCCTGACCACCTACTCTTCCCTGATCGGCAAGTTTGTCAATGACGCCAAACGTCAGATTGAGGATGCTTACGACTGGAATGCGCTTGGGCAAGAAGTTACTATCACCACGGCTTCAGGCACTTACGAATACTCCATGACTGGCGCCGGGCAGAAATTCCGTGTTACCAGCGATCCACTAAATACCACTAGCAACGTCGTTATGCAGGTTATCCCTGTAGGCGACATGCGCCGCAAGCAAAATCTGCAACCTACGGTTACCGCAGTACCTACGGAGTATTGCTTTGAAGGTGTGGATGGCAGCGGCGACGCCAAGGTGCAGTTGTGGG